TCTGACCACTATCACTAGTCTAAATGAACTCATTAACTGAGTAACAGGTAGGTTAGGGATTGGGATCCTTTATCGCTACTCTTCGCCGAAGCTAGTTACCCGGGAGGCTTCAATGGCTTGTTAGGCCAGACCGTGATAGTTAGTGGAGTGACGACTAAGAGGAGTCAACGGCCTTATCGCTTACCGCAACCAATGCGGTCGAACGGTGAGAAGCTGCCTCCTGAGCTAAAAGCTCAGCGACTTTCTTTTGGAGATCCTCCATCATCTTGAAATGGTCTATCAGAACCTTCCGCTCCTTCCAATCAATGGATACGAGCGGGGTCGGTTCGTCTGGCAAGTCCAACTTGAACGTCTCAGGGGTAGCTGCATCGTAACGGTCAGCAAGGGCTCCCGAATGGAAGTCCTCGATGATTGCGTCGAGATGAGCATTCCGCAGCCACCAGGCTCGGATGAGGGTCCCTAAGTAGATCCAGAAAGACGGACCAACCAAAATCAACGGGATTGAGAGTATCCCGGCGACTACGGACATCTGGAAGCGTAATACTGGCCACTTCCACCAATTAAGGAGGAAATGGTGCAGGTTACGCCCAGGTGCCCGTACCTTATCACGCCACATACCAGCGAAGGCCAAGCTAGAAGCAAGGTCGACGATGGCATAGGCTGACACCAGTGGTAACCCGGTTAGTCGTGTGAACCAAGCTTTTGCGCAAGCAATAACATGGCCCGACTGACTTCCAAGGAGACCACTGGGACCAAGGACAGTTGCAATCATCAGAGACAGAGTCGACTCCGAAATGTTATTTCGGATCTTCTTTGCAACTCTGATGAAACTCTCAACATGCTCTGGAAAGTTCAGCCAACCGCGTTGGAACATCTGAATGATCAAAACTGGCAAGAAATGAATGTTACGTATGGTGGCCAGGAGTAATCCCGGCCCCATCGCTGACAGTTCACCCCGAGTCCCTGAGAACCACCTTTTTGCAAACTCAAGGAGGCCGGTCTCACTCACAATTGATTTATGAGTAGAGATCGCCACCCCAAAAGTCCGCATAATGGCTAGGTAGTGATCCGCGACACCACGATCGGCAATGACTATGTCATCTCCGATAATGGCGTAATACGGAAACCACCCAACCCACCCTGAACGCATAGCAGCCATTTGCACCACAACGTGATGCATGACCGCCAACATCGCCCAAGATGAGTAAGCTCCCATTGGTTGGCCCACCGCATAGCGGATAGGCTTCCCTTGGAACCACCAATCTCGGTCAAGCAGAGCGCCCCATGCCCAGGCAAAGACTGACCCGAATAAACGGGAAAGAATTTGTTTCTGAGCGGCGACTGGTAACCGATCCGTTGCACTAGAGAGATCAAAAGAGAAACAAGGAGAACCGAGGCGAATCCGTGGTATAACCCATTCTTGGACCGGCTTCCACTGATCGTGTGTACCATCCTGCGGAATTAACCGCAGCATGGCAAACAGACCATCATGGAGGGGCCGGAACAGAACCTGGGTCCACCAATCGGTAATCGCCACAATTCGGGTCTTCCCTGCGCCTTCTTTAAGAGCTGCTAAGCTCCCAAGTCGGCCTCTAATGAGAACTCCTATCAATGGAAGGAATGGTAGGCTAATCAATTGGATACAAAGGAACCAACACCAGAGAGCCACACGTTTAGTACGTAATGCAAATACCGTCCATGCAAACCATTGAATTGGGTTGTAGAGGAACGATATAGCATCCACGACACTGAACCACGTAGCCTTTGGACCGTTAGGACCTGCGGATTCTGATATGAACAAGGTAGGCTTTCCCAACTTTACCGTCGGAAACAGAGCTAGGACTTCACCCAGTTCCCCTGAAGGGAACAGTGGATC